GAAAGAAGAAATCGCGAATCGCACCCATTAAGCCTAAATTGTAAGGGATATGTGCTACGCGACAATGATATCGACACCATCATTTGACTGAGTGGCGTAATGACTTGCCATAGCCGCCGCGACTGCTCCGGTGATTACTGCGGCTGAGACTTTACGGCCGAAGATCCAACCGCCATCGCCAAAGTTAAGCCTTACCGCTGACAAGCAATGAGAAGTTAATTCTTCTTGGTTGCCGTGGGCTAATCTCTGAGCTGAGATAGCCGAGACGAACTCATCGCAAGACGTCGCATATAACTGTCCATCGATTGCCTCACAAGGTAACCCGGCTGGGACTAATCGAGCAGCCACAGCTGAAGCAGTCCTAGCCGAATATGCGATTTTAAGAACATTAAACTTCCGATACCACTCGGCAATATCGTTGGCAATTACTTTGTCGGATAGATAGCCGGGGTTAGTCCAAGTCTGAAGAAGCTGAACTTGAAATCTATCCCCGTCTATCCGTTGAGAGGCGACTAACGCGGCTTGTCGCCTATCAGGTGATAAATCAATCGCAAGCCAAGTATCAACGGACTTGTCTAAGCGCAGACCCTCGACCGCGCAAGCTTGCCATTGAGACGGATGGATGACTGGATTGATTGTGGAAACCCATTGACATAAGACTTCGGTTCTAACTATGTCTTCCGGATCATTTAATACAGCTCGGATATTGTCGGGGTGAATTGTGTGGCCGAGAGATGGATTGGCTTGTGCTACGCCTTCCCAAAAGGCCGCCGAGCCATCGAACTTAATCTCAGGTGGCGCAGACCATTCCCACCAGCCCAAAGATAAATCGTTTGTAAGTATTGAGGCTAAAGACCGCTCTCGCATTTTATTTAAGACAACTGAATGGCTATCTCCGGCGTTAGATAGTAAGAAGGCTTGTGGGTTTTGTGAAGCCATCTGGGTAAATCGAAGGGAAGACCAAACATCCTCGTCGTGATATTCGCGAGCCTCATCCATCCAAATTGTGTCCGGTGAAGCTATTCCTCTAGTGGCCGAGTTAGAAGCTCTGACTATGTATCGACGGCCACCGCTGAACTGTAACTCTTGAAATCCTCGGGCTTCTAGCTTCTTTACTAATTGGCTTTCGAGTTCAGGATGTTCAGTAATGATTCCGTAAATCTTATAAAAGACTTCAGCTGAGGTAGTTAATTTGTGAGCTGTGTGAACTTGAAGTTTTTGTTCTAATCCAAAGATTCGCCAAAGAATCTGCCAAGCCATCCAAGTTGATTTACCATTTTGACGGGCTAATAAGATTCCGTGAACTGGGGTCTGCCATCGGCCGTCCGGCTGGACTTTTAGCGTTTGTTCACTAAGCCATTCTTGCCAAGGTAACATCTCTTGGCCGTATTTAGCGCAAAATTCGATGAACTCTAAGCCTTTTGATGGGTTATCAGTGATTTTAGTGTGAATTCGCGGTTTTACCACACCTCGGTAAGCCGAACCAGCCCGAAGGCTAACGATCTCAGCCGGGTCGGGTTTGTTGTTTACCAGTTCAAGCATAATGCCGCTTGGTCGAGCCAGTTCCCGGTATAAAAATCCCAATGGGGGTCGTGGGTAAACTCGAACGTCTCAAAAAAGACCCGGGGGCTATGCGATCGCGCTTACCGCTGTTACATCTGACGCAAGCTGCAATCATATTATCTTCGACGCTGATTCCACCCTTACTTATTGGGATAATGTGGTCAACTGTGTTGGCTTCTTGTCCGCAGTAATAGCAAGTGTAAGCATCGCGAATCAAGACCTTCTCGCGCATTACTTTGTAATGAGTTTTATCGTATTCTCTAGCCATTACTATCCCTCATTAGATAACGCATATAATCTTTCTGTCTGTGCGTTTTAAGCCTATGGCAATTAGCACATAACGTCATTAAGTTATCTACATCATTATTATTCTTATCGCCGTCTATATGATCCACATCTAATTGACCCATCCATTCAGGCACAAATCCGCAATTCTCACATTTATCCTTCTTATGTTGAGCATAAAGCCTTTTACGACGACATTGTGTGCAAATACGTTTATATCGTTTACGCCCATTTTGCCAACCAGCGCTTGATATTGCATTGCCACAAGCACAATACTTACCGCTTATGCCCATTAAATACCAATCGATTCAACTGTGTCCATTGCATCATCACTTGAGTAAGAGCACTCATTACCACACTTACCACATCGCCTACACATTAGTGCCATCCCTTAGTCTTTAGATGATTAAGAGCTTTACAAGGTGAGCCATCGTATCGATGATCAAGGTATCTCATATGCCATCTAACCTGCGCCCTAGGTGTTAGGTCTTTTACCTTAACGTTACGCATTTGAGCCAAGCCATAATGCGAGCCATTAACCGCCAGCGGATTGAACCGACTCTCTCGCCATATGAGCTCAACCCAGCATTGAGTCTGCTCAAGGTCGCCCTGTAAGTGATTCATTGCTACTAAAGCCCAATCAGTTTGATAACGCTTAAGACCATAAGCATTTGAGTTAGGTGATTGAATGATATTGATAAGAACGGCAGCTAAGGTTAAAGCCATCAGGCGAAGACAAAAGGCCGGCCAAAGACTCGACCGCCGGGCTGCCTTCGGGCCGCGGTCGGCTTCGAGGCTAGCATACGAGTCAAATCGCTTACGCATTAATTCTCCTATCATCTCATATAGTGAGACAAGTTTTATTAGTATTTAATTTAACTCTAATACTTCAACTGTTTCAATGGCTTTACCTATTATCGCATCCTTTACTTTTTCCCTACCATCCTCACTAAATTTAGTAGTCAGATAAGGCTCAGATGCACTACCAATCGCCCAATCAACTATCTCACCATTTGGCGCAATAACTAAATCATCAACGTATTTGAGATGGCTTAATACATAATCAACATAACTAGGCCTAACCGTTTCGACTATCTCACTAGGCATCTGGCTTTTCACCCATTCAATAAATTTACGATCTGAAGTGATTTCCCATTTGAATTTAGGTTGGACGGTAGTCACATAAGCCACCGTCTCACCGTCCAATTCAGCCTTTATCCGGTCTGCTCCGATGTTGTCCATCTCGGCTTGGAGTTCGGCTCTTAGGCGGTCTTTTGCTTTCTTGGCTTCGTCGGCTATTAGGCTTACTGCCGCTAGCTTCAGACTCGCTTCCTTGATTCCCATTTCGCTCCCTTTTCTTCGCTCGATATAACCGCATCCTTAAACTCTCAACCGATATTCCGGCATCCTTGGCTATGAACTCCTCATCGAAGCCCCAACTTCTAAGTAGCCGGATATATTGGAGAGAGTGTCGTTTCATTTCTTGCCAGCCCATCCATCACCCTTGAATATAACTCCCGGGCTACTGAATTGCTTCTCCATTGGTATTTGACAATCTGAGCACCACATTGAGTGATTAGAATAGACGCTATAAGTCTGCTCTACTGTGATTTGGCAGTTAGGGCACTTGAACTCATAGGTCGGCATCCTGCATCCAATCCTTATGGCCGTTAAACATTTTAACTTGGATATTCTCCAGTCCAGCTGCTATTCGGCAAATACGGCATTTAGACGCTTTCATCTTGTAGTTGCCGCATTGCTCGCAACGATGAACATCATCTTCCTTGGCAGCTAGGCGCTCGGTTGGATAGATGATCCGTTGCTCGAAGCATCGCTGACATTCGATTAGCCATACCTCTCCGGGCGCTTCGGGTATATCCGGGCAATCGTAAGTCTTTAGAAGCCTATGAGCTGTATTGGCTTTGCAAGACCCACATTTGAACGGATGATAATCCCCAATCACTTCTTGAATACCCACTTGCCGGACTCATCGACTTTCATCCATTTAGCCGGACATTGCTCTTGGCGGTCTTTGCTAGTGCATACCCAACCTCGATAGTCCTTACCTTCCTTGTTGCCCGTTTTGAGCACCATTGGGCCGTGATTGCAGATTGGAACTTCATCCGCTATCTCAGCGCCTAATGCTTCGACCAAGTGCTCGATGTTATGGACGATTGGTTCTGGGTCATCCGGGCGTTGCTCTCTAACGAATTCTGCCAATTTTGCAGATGTTGTTTGTATTGGTTTATAGTGACTCTGGTTGGGTTTAGTCCCGTTTGGCTTTGCCAAGTATCCAGCAAGTTGTAAAGCTCTCTGCAAGCTTCCAGTCTCTGCAAGTTCAAGCGCATATTGTTTGGTTTTAACTTCCGAGGAAAGACCCGTCGTCCAAGGATTAGCATCAACTTCAGTTCTAAAGATTTCAGTTTTGACGATATAGACATCGCACTCCTTTGCTAGTGATTCGGCCAAGACGTGAGTTTTAATGCGGTAGTCAGGATGGGCTTTAGTAAATTCGGCAAAACGTTCCCATACCCCAACATAGTTATCTAGGTAGTTCGACATTTAATTGCTCCCTTGTTGCTACGCTGTGGAGTCCATCCATCAGCTGCTCTTTTAATGAATAGAACTGACCGTCAGGCCAATTTTGTAAATCGGCAGCACACTCCAAGCAATAGAAGCGCACTTGATTTCTTCTCATCGGACTAGCCGATACGCATTTCCAATATGCCATTTTCATAGCGTTTGGATGCCAGTTATTTCCCTTTACTGTTCCCCAACGTTGCTTGCAGTAATCGCACCATTGGTCTTTATTTGTGTTACGCAGTAGGGTCAAAGTCGCTCCAATCGGTAAATCGGAGCTGGCCCAAAATAGTGGAATATCCGAGCAAATCGATAATCGAATCTTCCCTACTCGGGCTTTCCACAAGTCGGCTGAGTTTGACCGCGATAAATACCAATGCCAACTCAGATGGG